CAGCAACGCAGGCTTGTCGCCTCCAGTGATCTTGATAAGGGAATAGCCGACAGCCTCATGGCCATCTCTGACAAGAATCAGATCACGGGACTCCTTGTCTATCTTCCAGTTGCGCCTGTCGAGTGTTTCCCATTCGGCAGTGTCATTTGCTACGGCTGAGATGTCATCTATCCACACCGTAACGGCACCGAGGTCTGAGTCATACTCAAGTCCTATGGAGATGATGGCTGTGTCTGTCTCTGGGTTTGCCAAAGACATCCTCACGAATGTCCATGTATCTGCGCTCAGGGCAGGGATACTCAGTGTCTCTAGGGGGCTTGCACAAGAAGTCGAATCATCCAGTAGGAGCTTCAGGTTCCCCGCACTGGTAGCAACGGTGCTCTTTACCCACATCTCGATGGTGTCGTAACCAGAGATATCTTTGCTGGTTATACTGTCAGTCACGAAATCACCAGCAGACGCGCCAGAAGCTATGACCATCTTTAGAGACTGAGAGCCTTGCTTCTTATCTTTTGTGTCTAATGACTGAGTGAAGTCTCCATCAGTCTTTTCGTCGAAGGTTGCAGCAGCTGCATGAAGCCGCGTTGCGCTCACCTTGCGACGGTACTCCAGCTTCGAAATCATAGAAATGTTCGAAGGGATATCAAAACGAACCTGATGTCCGTCCCCGTGCAATTCGATGTTCTCTATGGGGTCATAGACCCAGCCAGTCGCTGAAAGGATGGACTGGTTGATGAAGTCGTTAATGTCGTCAGGGTTGTATGCACCTTCCCACAGCTCGTAAGTCTCTGATGCCGTGGATGCGGTTGCGGCTGGCTTGAAGGTAAGCGTGGTGACATTGCTCGTTATTGAAGAGTCAGTCACTCTTCTTGTCAGCGTGTCATTACTACCAGAAGTGAAGCGTACCCACTTACCTATCTGATTGTCATCACCGCCCAGCACAAGCGTATTGTCCAATAGCGTTGTGGTACTCCCGCTTTCTGATGCAGAAGACACGTAAAGACCGCCTAGTGCCCGGCCAATGTGCTGCCTTAGTTGTTCACGAGTCCTCCCCTGTATTGCTGGCATTGCACGTCCTTATCCCTTACCGGCTCGGTGATCTTTGTTTCTTTAAGGCTCGAAGAACAATAGCGTACTTGGGATCCTGAAGTTTCTTCTTCTCCGCCGCTGTCAGTTTCTTTGGAGCAGGACGAGCCATATCTAGTATGTCCCCCGCTTCTTCTTCTTCTTGTTGTTTTCGGTCATGCGTTTGCCGGTCTTCGCTGCATGGCGCTTAGCAGCAGAACGTCCGGCTGCTGTGTAGGGGAATTTTCTACCTCCAACTGTAGGCATAGCTATTTCTCCTTCCCGCTCTTGCCGTTCTTAGAATTCTCAAGCTCCTCCCCAAGTCGTGTTACTTCATTCATAGAAGTTTGCATGGCAAGGGTTAGCTCTTCGATCTTTCGCTTCAAGGCAGTATTCTCAACTTGCAGGGCCATCAAAGGATTCGCCTGCATCACAGATTGAACATCCGCCTGTGTCACTTCTATTTGTGTCACGTTCCTATTCCTAGTAGTAGATTTTCCTGTTGGTGCTTTGGAGTCTTCTCAGGGCTCGTGTCCTGAATTCATTCAAAGCCTTACCAATTTCCCTTTTTTCTTCTGGAGTAGGCGGACGTTTGTTGTACTTTGTCCGCACTGTCTCCTTAAAACTCTCGGCAGCGTTGCCCATCATCTCTGCAAGCTGACCATGACTCATGTCCTCGTCAGCAACGATGGACACTCTGGTCCTGTGTTCAACGCCAAACTTGTCCGTTGCCTTCAACACAAAGTTATGCGCGACGACACGGCCACCAGTTTCTCCATTGTGCCCGGCGGAGGCCACTCCTTCATAAGCAGCCCCCGCCGGTGTCCACAATTCTTTCAGCATTGTCCCCTTCTTAGCTTAGAAAAGGTTCATCAACATGACGGAGCTGACTAGTTGCGAATGCTTAACATCACAACTTGGTTATCAGTATCCACTGACGGGATCGTCATAGCAGTACCAATCGGTGCGGTGTCTTCTTCGGAAGAAGCGTCCCACAGGTCAAAAGCACCAGACTCACCCGAAGCTTGGCTGACACCGATAGCGTCACCTACAACCGCCACTGCTGCACCGGATAGTACCGAAGCGATACCAGCGGTTTGTAGCCAGCAGTAGTAGCTCGCCGTGACAGGGATCGTTGTTACACCAAGTGGGCCTGTAGTCATCGTCCCATCGCCGTCGATGATCTTGACGTTGGTGTACGGGTTGTACACCAGACCAAAGAGCGAAGATGTAGTCAGGGCAGTTCTTATGCCATCTGGCTCATCAAGGGTGATGATGACGGTATTGTCAGCAGACGCATCGTGTTTCGGATGAGACTTAATTCGATACACCTCTCCCTGTCCGGGGCCATCGTTGCAAATCAGGTAACCGTCAGCATACTGATCCTTTGTCAAGTCAGTCGTGGGAACCTCAATGCTGATAGTCGTATCCCCAGCCGAATGGGCCGCCGTGGCTGCAACGTCCATGTCATGAGCAGCTACGGCTGCTATGCCGTCCACGATTTTCCCTGCTGGAGTAATTGCAGAAGAACTGTTCTTGGCGTAGTAAAACACCCTACCATCAGGAAGCTCTGCCCTTGTACCAAGCTTCTGCTTCTGCTCTGAAGTCTCAACCTTCTCCATCCCGTAACTCAGATATACGGTCGTTGGAAATGCCATATCTTCTCCTTCTACAGGTTCAAAGTCCTGCGAACGCCGTTGTTGATATATCGCTAGGCACGGCCTTCTTTACACCTAGCTAGGTTGATAGTAAGGCCCCATTCGGCCTTTTCCTCTTGGCCTTCGGGTCACAGGTTCCTCCTGTGTCCCTTCACTGGCAGGAGTGGGCTCCGTGCTCCCGTTGCGTGCCACACACCATCGGCAGGTGCATGCCTTGCTTGGGGGCCACGATAAAAGCCCTTGTCTTGCCTTCCTGTTTACATATTCAGGGTTACCAGGGAGGTTTAATACTGCAGTCCCCGCTGGACTCACAATCTCTCCGTTCGGGTTTTTGATCTCCCGATGCCGGTAGAGCGTGGTCTTCGAGGGCCACTCATCAACATACTCCCAGGAATATCCCCGGCCCACCAGTTCCTGTCGCAAGTCAGTACGTTCCTTAGTAGTCATTGGCATACTCAGTTATTCCTTATGACGTTGCAGGTGTGCCAGCGTCCAACGTGAGAGCTACACCCTTGCTGTCGTCAAGCTCAAAAACTCCGTAGTCAGCCGTGATAACAACCTCGGTTGCCCGAAGTGATGCATCCCGCTGACGCTCGGTCTTGGTGTCCACGCTCTTCAGGACTGCCAGGGCACTCCTGTCTGCACACACACCAATAGCATCATCACTAGCGTCGATGGTGATGTTGCCATCTTCGAAGATCGGGACCCCGTTGATGGGGCGAAGACCGCTGAAGAAGTTGCCAAGTAGGTCAGCAGACCAGCCAACAGGAACCGGGTAGGTAGTTGATGCTGTGACTGCCGTGTTGGCAATATCCCACACCGCAAACGGGTGCTGGACGATGTAGACATTAGAACCGAACTTGTTGCCTTTGGCATAAGCAACGGTCGCGGAAACATTTGCAAGGCTCATAGAGCGCCCAGCAGATCCGATGTCGGTGCTAAAGCCGCTGTAAAGGGACAAGACATCTGCGTCCTTCTTCCGTGCCATGCCGTCACCAAGCTGACGCCCGATCATGCTGAACACATTCTCAGCACTCTGTCGAGCCAGCTTGTCAGTGATGATGATCTTGGCTCCGACCTCTGCGGCGGTTAGATCCACCGTTGTCATTCCGATGTCTTCCTCGTCGATGATGTCTTGACCGTCAACGAGGTCACTCATCGTCATCTGCGAAACCTTCGGAACCGTCACCTGCTTCGAGCCTTGTGGCAGAGTGAACTGCTCACAAAGAGCTGCCGCTGGAGCGTTGTGCTCCTCGGTGTATCGAGAGGCAGCAATAATAATTCTCTGGGCGTTTTCTAGATTGCCAGTCGTTGCCGTGCTAGCCATTGAATTTCTCCTTTTAACTTCCCGTCGCTAATCTTTGTGCAGCTTTAACGGCTGCTTCCGACCGATCTCCATTTATGTACGCATCCAACAAGCGATCCTGATTCGTCGTGACCTCCGCCGATCCCTGACTATTGTCGAAAGTCTGCGGGGCGACACGACCCTGTTTCAGTCGCGTATTTTCTGCAACGAGAGCTCGCTCTCGCTTCATGCGTTGGGCCTCTTTCTCCATCTCGGCAGGAGAGTTGGCCACTTGGAGAGCCATGAAATCATCAAGCATTTGTTTATTCGCCAGCCCGTGCTGTTTCATATAGTGAATCGCTGCCGCTTGTTTTCCTTGCACATAACCAAGCATTTCAGCAGAGTCCTGTTCCTGCTTACGGAACTTTTGTTCTTGAGCTATATAACGACGAGCCTGGTCTCTAGCCTGTTCAGGCATGTAGCCAGCCTCTTGAAGCTGCTGCTCATACGTCCGGGCTTGGCGACCAACTCGTTCCTTCCATTCACGTTGCTGGTCAGCAGTCCGGCGCTCCTGAAGCTCATCAATTGTTTTTTGGTCTATGGGCGGAGGTGCCTGCGGTACGGCTTCAGGAGCTGCACTAGTCTCCGCAACACTAGGCCCGTCAACAGTAGCCTCAACAGCTACTTGAGGGGCGTCTTCAGGAGCATCCGGCTGGGTGCCTGCCTCTTCAACCGAGTCGGCATCAGCGGGATCAAGCTCAACTGGTTCTATGACTTCTATGTTTTCGTCATTCTGTTGCGGTTCTGTTGACATCACCATGATTCATCACTCCTGTTCCTATATATATGTTACATCCGCCAGTCAAATGCACTACATCTAGTAGTTATTTATCTTGCTGACAATTGTTGTATGTATAGCCGTTGATAATACTCAGGACTAAGAGGCTTATCTGTAATGTTCTTGTTTTTCAAATGCCATCTGAGAGAATCTAAATC